GCGCTCCAAACAATTACATCCTACACTTCTCTTTTTGAGATTATTTTCAATTTGAAAATCAAACCAACATTTTTGATCAGCCTTTCGCTTTTGCGTTATCAGCTTTTCAAAAATTTTAAAACTTAATATTTTATTAGCTTTTGCTCATTTAAAATATTTTAAACTTTTTGTTGAATTAGTATTTATTACGTTTTTTAACAACTTTTAATCTTATTTAACAATAACAACTATCGCTAAAGCGATTTTGAATTTTTTATTTTATTATTTTATTTGAATCTCATTACTCTTCGACATGCAATTCGTCAGGAGTAACATTAAGTTAAGCGAGGTTTACACCTCATTCGCCTCAAACATCGTCAAATCGGACGATGTATCTACCTTCACCGACATTAATGGGTTGAAGGTAAAGGCTCAGGAAGTTGATAAAATTCCTGTGGAAATACGGTTCATTCATTTGGACCAAATTTATGGCTGGAAGCCAACTGGTTTTGAGAAAACCTACCTCAAAAACCTTGTAGACAACCCAGAACTGACTACTGAAGCCGAATTTGCTAACACCACTCTAAATCTTCGCACCGGTCGCCTTTCTGTTTTCGAATCACCTCTTCAAGCCGTGCCCGCAAAACACATATTGTCTTGCACCCCCAACACTTCTAGATGTATCAAAAAATTATCATCTAAAGCAACATTAACTGTACCATCAATTATGGCCACTTACAACCAACTTATGTCTGGAAATACTATAACTGTGAACCGCGTACCATTAGACACTATGCCTTCTACTGTTAACAACGGAGAAATGCAAATAATCGCTCAAAAACCGATTAGGCGTTTTGTTCCTGATTACTATTATGATCCCAAATACGTGCCGTCGACCTCTAAAGATAAAGTGCTTTTGTATGCCAACCTTATGGGAGTTCCTTATGGTCAGATAAGGAACATAATTGACCGCTTTTTCAATCTATCCGAAGCTGAAATCTTGGAGAAGTTTAATTCTCCTATCAATAAGCGACATTTCTTGAACAATCGCCTACAATGGACCACTGCACTGTATGAGGCTAACTTCGACAATAAACAAGCGCTAGTTTGTCTCGAGGCTTACAAAACAATGAAATACAAGCCTCAAAACTTTGTGAATCAAGCCAAACGGCTACTCAGAAACATAAACGAATACGGCACCCTAGCTAAATCCGGAAAAATGTTGTACGACATTACGCACCCCAAGAAAATCGTTATTAACGTTGATAACGAATCGAGCAGACTGGAACCTACTAATTTTCCTAACATAACGTTCAACAAGGAAAGGACTACACCCGAACTCGAAAAACCTCAACCTAAGCGGCAACGAGTTACTTTGAAAGGCAAATTCGTCCCTATGGCTAAACAACCTGATATGACCAATCTTTTCTTTAGGGAAGATAAATTTTATGTACAACACCGCCTAATGAACCCCGCACCCATTGTAAAATTGATTACAAAACGTAGGGCAACAGAAAGAAAAGAAGAAGAGATGACTCCTCGTCGCTATGTAGCTAAATCAGTCGGAACTTATGTCAGGCCTTCTAAAGAAGAGAGAGAAAAAGTGAAAAACATTATCAAAACTGAACTCTCTCTAATGACTGAACCCCCAAAAGCTCTTGTTTCTAAAATGGTTAAAAACAAATTGTCTGAAGAAAAAATAAAAGCAGTTTTGTCTCGAGGTGTTGACATAGCTTTGTACAGCAAAGAACTAGCACAGGTAAAGCGATCTGTGATACCTATGGCCATAGACATGTTAAAGTCTAAGCCTGTACCCGTAATGCTTGTAGAGCCAGAGACCAAAAGACGTAGACGCGTAAAGGCAAAAATGGTGACTTATAATATTCTCAAGACTTGGGACAACTGTAGGCCAACAAAACATCGTTCGTCTTCCGAATGGAAAACTCCGATTCAAAGCCTATTTCAGCAGCCTATATATGATCATTCTTCGTGCTGTGATTTACTACATGATGCGGCCGTGCACAATTTTGGCCAGTCTTACATTGAATGGCTTAAAAACAACCCTCAGGAAAAATGTCACACTATGCCGATTTATAACCATCGCAGCGTCAATGAATTTGTAAAGTATACGGAAAAATTAACGGCTGCTAAGAAAAGTCTTAGCGAAAAATACGAAATGTTCAAAGATGTTATAGAAAACTTGAAATCGTTTAAATCCGTTAAAAACTTTAAAGAAAACATGGGTTCCAAATTTAAAAACACTATGGAACATATAAAAATGCGGCTATTTGATCAAATACACACTTCAGATATTATACCGAATGACGGCCAATTTGGAAATGTTCAATCAACAGTGTCTTATACTAGTGAAGGAAAAACGTACGTCGAGAACACTAATTCTAACATCCACACCAGGCCAGTACATAGTTGTAGTCAAAATGAGTTGAACGAGTTAATTCAAACCCATGAAACTATAGGTGATGTACTTGTTAAAGGATCTTTTTCGTTAAATTTCGATAACGATATTTATCTGTATGATGACGACATGAATTTCTTGAAATTCCCGTTGTCCAAATTTAAATTTTATTCGGGATATAATAATAGTAGTTTTACTAATTACAGATTGAGTGAATCTTTTGTTTTTAATCATAATATAGTTTCGGGTACTCCTTTATTCAATAAAGAAAAGCAAATTGTATCAATTATTACAACTTCTAAATCTATAAACGGAAATACTTATTATGCTGTTACTACCAAAAATGATCAATATGTCACTATTAGACATGATAGCTACAAATGGCAAGTTGAAGGGACCGTTTTTAAAGGTATAAAAGGAGTTAACAAGATAGAATTCGACATGAATGACACTTGCATGTATGATAAAACACACGTTTCCACACCTTTTTCTGGCGAAAGAGGACCTGTTTCATGGCAAGTTAAAACTAGTAAAGATTCACCCTACATAGAGGTAGTGACACCAGATGTAATCATGCCGTTACACAGCTTAAACGAAAGTCAAGCTGTAGAATTTGCTAGAAAATACAAAACAATATACGCCGACGTGTTAACCAATTCCTTTGTAACTGGCGCCTTAGCAAAAGAAAAATTAGATTTGCCTCAACCAAATAATCAAACCTTGAGTATGACTGTTAATCCCCTCACGACAGCTGTTATAGACGGCTTTGTTAATTCACAAATAACAATAAACCACGTAGTTACTATGAACACCCCATTAGATTTACCTTCTGGATTACCTATTTTTGTAACTAACACTACACAGGTTGCGTCTGTAATCACTAAGTCAGATTCCAATGGTAATTATGCATTAGTTGGTAAATTTACTAAATTGACATTTAAAGCCGATTGCGATAAAAACATTGTACGCACGTATGACCCTTCTTTCGATACAGTATCTAAAATGTTGTTAGTATGGAATGAAACCGATGTTTTCAACACATTAACTGGGTACGCTTCCGATTCAAGTGTTGCCTTTGAAATAGGTTTTGACAAAAACACAACTTTATGTGATGTGCCTCATTCCGGAAGACCAAGAGGTAGAGGAAGAGGAGTAAGAGCTAATGTAACTGCCAAACAAATCAAAAATATTAAAGACGCAGTTTTTGTTAATACTGAAATTAAAAATGTCGAATTGAGAACGAAAGAAATAGATATGTTGGCTAATGCTAATAAAAAAGCTATAACTGAAATTAGTCAAGCTGTTAACAATTTAACAACAAAAACTATAACTAATCCAAGTGCTAAAACTAGTAAACCTAGTACAAGTAAGCCTAAACCCAAAACAATGTTAGAAAAAACGGCGGATAGCTTCAACAAAGCCCTTAAATCTACTATAGTCATCATAATGATTTTATGTTTTCTACCCACGATACTAGCTACTAATTGTAATCTCATATTAGATCCCGAACAGGGTGGCCTCATGACATCAGAATGCGCTTCTGGGATAATGGAAGTAGCAACAAAATTTGAAGGTTATGTTCAGTGTTTATGCACAGGTACTGACAATTGGAGTCATTTCTACAACAATGACATATGTAAACAACATGACCCACGGCCTAAACATCACATTTTAGGTAGAGAATTTGGCGGACCAAAATGGGGACTGAACTGTTATTATTCAGATGAAGTGGTAGAACAGTGGTGGACTAATAGAGAAAAAGAATTAGCTGCTAAATTAGACGGTAAGTCTAAACATTTAGTAATAGCTGATGCTTCTACTTTATGTTATACAATAGATTCTGACAAACAATGTTTCGATCAAACATCATTAATATGTGAAGAATGCAGCAATGGATTGTATTTTTTCTATGGTATGTTGTTTACAATATTGTTTTTTACTGTGAGCGTAGTGGGCGGTATATACACTTTTATTGTATTAAAAAATAGGAGAGTGAATCGCCACTGGCAAAAGTACGAGCGTACGGAACGACTTAAAGAATCGATCCAAGTTATGCATGAAGCTGCTAGGCCCATATACAGAGAAACAACTAACTCTAATAATGGTGGTTATGCTACTCCATTGAACATGTTAAGTATAATTACGATTTTCTTTTTATTATTTAGTGTAGTTTCTACATCACCAACTTCTACTCAATACACATGTCCTACTAAAGAAGAAGTTATACATCATTACGAATCATTAAAAAATAATGAATTATTCAAGCGATACGTTACTTCTGAAACGGATGCTCTTATGTTACATCAAGACAATTGTCAGCGATTAGTTCAAATTCTTAATCACGTTTACAGTCAACTAAAAGCAAAACCCCAACAAGGACAACAACGACCCAAAAAAGAAATACAAGACAATAACGTAGAAGACGTTGTTGTAACCCAAAAAACACCCACCTCTGACGACGCTGTTAAAGACGCTTGCACAGCGGATCCTGATTGGCAAGTAAAAGGTTTTATGAGTAATGAAGATGGTACTAAAAGTTGTCAAGTCAGAGACAAATCTTATGGCGAGTCGCTATTAACTGATAAGTGTATTAAACTAAATAAACCTTTCTATAATTTGTTACATTCAATATGCACTCTAGCTACGGATACCTTCGTTAACATAGAAGATGGTATATTCCATGTAGTAGCTAAAGCAGGTCAGGAAGCTTGTAGTATGGCGTGTTTCGAGGAAAATGCACAAATGGTTTCGTTAAATAAGCAACCAATGTGTTCTACCTGTATAACGCCCTTTATTAATGCATTTTGGGAAGATGATTGCATTAAACAACTTCAAGACGTTCCAACTGTCTTGACTCAATTAGTTATATATAAAGATAAAACCATATTTAATACAATAGACAACACCATTACGTGTAAGAATAAAATTTCTTTTTCAACTTGTTGCGGAGGTTTGGGACCTGCTGTGTCTAGTGATAGAGTTGCCGTCCACGACGGTAAGTGCGCATGTGATTACACGGGCAACAATATAATTTTTAAATATATAAGTCAATTTAAACATTTAGTGTTCAAATCTGGATTAGAAATGACTTGGGTTTACGCAATGTTCATAGCAGCAGTCTCTTCATACATTTTTAGATCAAAACTTCCGTTGATTTTAGTTCTGTTGTACATAATATTAGGACAAAACGAGGTGGCTGGATCATGTTCTGTTTCTAACACAGTACAAACGAAAGCTAAAAGTGTTTACCAATATGGATCTTACTCTCAAGACACATATCACGTTATAATGGGAACGGGTCAATGTTTTTCAACTGCATTGGGTAGTTTGGAATTAGTAGAATTAACTAAATCTTCAACTTACGTCAAATTACAAGACGTACCGAAAGACCTTTATGTAGCATGTTCTGAATTCAACTGGGGATGTTTACTAGGAGGAGCTGATCAGATAGCAGATTGGAAGTCTGATTGTTACGAAAAATGTGACAAAAAATTAGCATTTTCTTTTGATAAATCAGAAGCACCTAGAGCAGGAGACCAGTGTTTGATATCCGCAATGCATCCTGCTAAAGTACAAGGATGTTTAAATTCAGAACTCATGACAGTTTACACCGTTAGCGCTGGTACTCATTCCGAAAATGCAATGTTCAAATACCAAATGACTGACAAAGATGGTGGTATCAAAGACGGTGAAATGATGATACATAGTTCCACACTGAAACAAGAAAAAATATTCGGGGGCAACGCGGTAGTCACTTCTGTTAGTATGCCATCCTTTCCTTTACCCACCTATATAATAGTGTTTAAAGGGCAATTATTTTGTTCTTACAATGCAATTCCATTAGAAAAAACTCATACAATTAATGCTGAAGGCAATGATTTAGACGCAATATTAACCTTTAAACCTGAAGTGCCTATGTATGAAGTCAAGTTCAAGAAAATGTCAGGCCAACAACTTGTTAATCAATATTTTACCACCTGTCCAAAAGATTACATGTGGTCAGAAAATTTAAATTTATTACAGGTGCGTGTCGAAGCTTTAGCTTTCACGCTAGATCTTAAAGTTAGCGCATACTTGGATAAAATTACTGAAATAAAACCTTGTAAATTTGAATCTAATTTCGACTTTCACATTCACCAAAATGATAATGCCGAAGGAGGACTAGTTTCTCTAGGCACTACGCCCAAAGAAAAAATAACAGAGCAATGCCGATTAGCATTGAGTTTAAATCGATGCAGCTGTTTAGGACTATGTGAAATCGTTTTTAAAGTGAACGACATCACAACTAAAACAACAAATTACTTGTGTTTTAAAGGAGCTGATGGTTCCGGAATAATATACAAAGGAAAAGAAGTAAATAGTAAATGGGTTACTATAGGAGAAAAACGCGCGTTTGGAGTCATTAAGCACACCAAATCTCATAGTATGGGAGAAATAGTGCATTCTTTGAAATTAGCCGCCACAACCACTAATTACTTAGGTAAAGCCCAGAATATGTTCGACTACGCTTACAACGGCGTTAGTAAAATAGTAAGCACCGCTTATACTTGGATTAGCAACCATAGCTTAAAATTCGTGTTGGCATTAATCATATCTTATTTAGCTTTAGTCAACTTCTTGAAAGGGAAATTAGGTAATGTAGTGTTCTTAGTAATTGTATTATATTTAGTTTGGTTTACTAATTACGTAGTTGCTTCTGAAACAAAAACCAACATAAATAGCACTGAATTAATTAGTCAACTAGTGGACAGGGTGCTAGATACCGCATATTTATGTATTATAACTTATACATTAACTTATATTTTCTTATTGGTTATTGGCTCTGTCGTTTATTGTGAAACTAATGCACAAGTGGTTTCTTTACTTTTAATAGAAATTATTTTGCAAATCACAACTGAAATTAAAGACAATTTAATTTGGTACCTTAACAACTTAGGAACTATTATAAATATTTCTTTACCAATAATAACCTACGAAAATATTAAACTTTTTGTTGTTACCAAATTCGTTCAAAATTACAACAATTTATCTGATTTAATGGTGTTGACTCATGAACATTGTAGTCGCAAAATTAATTATATTCAGTATATTTTCACTTTAAATCTTATCAATACGATAAATGACGTTTATAATTATTTCAATGGTTTTGTAGTAGAAACAAACAACATGGAATTCGAAGAAATTTTTTCGTTGGCTGGATTAAATAGATTACATCAACTGTTAGTTAGGTCTAACAATGCTTACTTAAATAAGGTAATTGATGGTTTAACTATTGAAGTAAATCACGAAGATTTTAAAAACAAAGCTAAAGAACACCCTCATTTGGCCGAATGTATAAATGGATGTAAAGATTTGATTCCTGCTAACGTCAATTTCGTCACAGGTAGAGACAATCAAAAGTTTAAAATCATAGGAATTACTGCAGTTGAAAATGATAAGTGTTTTACATATGGTAGAAATATATGTTATGCTTACGTGCTGCAAGATCTATTACCTTGCGGAACAGTGTTAGTATCTAAAGAAGGACCTGGATTATTCAGATCTTCGTTAAAATGCCAACAAGTTAATTGTTCTATTAATGGACATACTTTACTATGGACAACTCAACCCGGAGAAACTGAACCATTAGTTCACACTTTTGAACAATTGGAATTCAACACTATAACCGAAACTAAAAACTATTTCATAGACAGAGCCATTAGACTCAAGGCAGCGATAGTAGACTGGCCAAACCCTATAATCGTGGTCAATGAAATTGATTATGCTGCATTTGGTCGTTTCGTTCTAGAATACAACAAATTTGGAGACGATGATGAAATAGCGCAATATGCTTATTTAGCCGTTTTACGCGCTATTAAAGTTAATGAACTAAAATGTTCGATAGAAGCCATGAAAGAAGCACAGGCTTATCTGGGTTATAGTGGATTATGTAACTTAAGAAATCTTTTACACAGACTTATTCAAGACGTTAAAACGTCATTCAATATTGAATCTACTGATATTTTGACCTATAAAAATGTTCTAGAAGAGGAAGAATTAAATAGAAATTGCGAATGTCTGTACGATAAGGAAAAACCTACAGAAATTACTGACTACAATAGTCTTACCAACATGTTCGAAATTTTAATAAAAAACACCACTTATAAACAAGTTAATCCAACTCCATTCCCAGGTACGTTAGATTATGACAGAATGTTGCCAATTTTAAGGTCTTTATTCAAAGGTTATGACGTTCAATTTAAATTACAAGATGATTATGTTAGGATTTCGTACAATAAACCCGAAGTCATTAAAGACACTACATATTATCTGTCTTCACCATATAGTATAGTTAGACAAACCACATCAATGCTAGACGAACCTTCGGTGATCTCCACGTCAAACATGGATAAAGTAATAGAGTTCGTGAAAACTCGTTCTTCTAAATTGATAATATTTACGTCTAAACTAAATGCTGATTACCTGCATGCTTACTACCTAGACCAACTGGCGGAAATGCACGCATCAATATTGATGTACGACAACATTGACATATTACGTCACGGTCCTTCTAATTGTTTCATAACCATATTTGACAACACAGAACTTAACAAATTAGAGGTTAAAACTATTACTGCATTACTAGAAGTAAGTAGTATAATATTCGATGATTTGGAATTTAATATAAACAGAAACAAAATCAATGAAGCGGAATTGAGAAATGACTACGTTTACATAAACAAATATGGAGAAATAGGTTTTTCAGCAACATCACAACAAGATGAAGCAATATCTAGAATAAGTGGTACTGCTTTTCAAATTATAGCAGAAAAATTTTACAACAAGTTAGAGTTAGGTGAGTATGCTTCGGAGGAAAATATTCTCGTTTCTAAATGTTTGAACAAACATAATAACACTGACAAAGAAATACAACATTATATAGATTTTGATAACACCGATACGCCTTTAAAGATTCAAAAAATTCAAACTTTTCCATGTGGAGATAAAGGTGTGGTTTCTATTACTACAGGCAGAATCAAGTGTCCTCATACATGCACTTTCGAGGATATAAGAAAACAAAGATTTTCTGTATTAACTAACGATAGCATAGACGTGAACTTTAAAGTTATTACAAACAAATTCTTGAATTGGTCAGTACATAAATATGCCAGCTATTCAGTCAATATTGATATTGCAGCTTTGGAAAAATTGACTAGTGAAAGCATATTGCATTACACTCAATTACAAACTTCTGACTTCGACTTTACTGAAGAAATATGTTCTTGCGATTGTAAACAAAAAATAAAATCAGATGGAACGGCACCCAATAAAGACGTCAATTGGACTATTGATATTGGCACTGCAGATTATTCTGCTTTATGCGACAAAATGGCCATTAGAATGACTAATAAGGTAGGAACCAACAACTTTCATAAATTTTACTACATACACAGTTTAGCTGGATCTGTGACTAAGAGTGCTGAACACGTATTGCAAATTAATAGCGTACCCGTAGAAACTGGAGAAGAAAAAATGACAGCTTTAACCAGAATCTTAAATAGTGTTGGAGTTGAAAACGAGCAAAAATTTGGATTATGTTTCGATGAAAAAATCAATTCTGACTGGACGTTAAACATTTACGGGACAACTAATTATAGGCTTGTAGAAGAACAACAATTTGTAATTAGAATTATACCTAAAACACAAATCTCGGAAGCACTTAATTTTGGAACGACATGCACTTTATACTACAATGATTGTATGCAAGTAGACTATTATTGTTGGTTCATAGCACGTATAGCAGACTTCTTGAAAATGAAAAGTTATTGCCTAGTTTTACCCCATGCCAATGTACCAACAAACATGTTTACTGTGAAATATCCATGGGAAAACGAAGTCAAACGAGTAATCATATATAATATCGATGAAGATTTTGCTAACAGCGTCACTAACTGTGAGTACGAATTACATAGAGAGATAGTACCAACCGGGTACACGTACGCTCTACACAACAACACTATGAATAGTATAAAAGATTGGCACACCAGATCCGAAATAGGATATGATAAAACTATTAAATTCGTTACTAACCATCCTGTACAAAAAGAAGATAACGAAACAATCTATCAAATGTCATCTTTAGAACCTCAAAACGTACCAAATAACATACTATTCAATAGTAATTACACACACACTGTTAGTATTATCAACGGACAATGTATAGGATCTGCTACTATTGTACAAGGAAACTTGTACTCATGTGAACACGTCACCAGACAACAACCTTGCGTATTGAACCATTCCGGTAAGAACACATATAAATGGACTCAATGTGTCAGCGCTAAAGAAAACACTAAATTTGTCGATTCTGTAGTTTACCCGTCGTGTTTAGAAGTTAACAATTTTAATAACACAGCAGTTCCAGGCACTGTATTTTGTATATACAATCCCTGCCACAACTCTTCCGTTTTTGTACGCAGTCTACCAAAAGCAGACATCGCAGTGGAAAAATGTAGTTATTTCTTACAACCTATAAAAATAAATTGGAACGAACTAACATACCAACCTTGTGAGAGAGTGAAAGCTGCCGGCTTATCTGGTAGTCCTATAGTGAACAGTGCAGGCAAAACCGTGGGAATACATACTGCTGCTATCACCACCAAAAGTATAACTAACTTAGATGAAAAATTTTCTGTGTATGCTGACGTATCTCAAAATTTAGCTCCGCTGCCTAAGCAAACGGAATACGTTACGTCAATGTCAGATCCCATAACGATGGGTGTTAAACAAATATTAGAAACTAATTTAGGGTTGAATGAAAAAGCCATACTGATTAATGGACCTACTGGTATAGGTAAATCAACTAAACTACCATTGGTTTTAGGTAAACTATGTTACGCTAGAAATAACTGTCAACCCGTAACCATAATAATGCTAACACCAGCCGTAATAAACGTACATAGCACTTTCGATAGATTGAAACATAATGTGGAAAATACTAAGGATTATGCACATATGTTTAATTTAAGTTTCAACGTTGGAAAAAGAAACCAAAGAAGTCACGATTCTCATGGAACAGGCCCGGTTAAGATATCACTTTACACTTACGGTAAGGCTGCTAACGATATAAAAAGGGTAGTAAGAAACGCCGACTACGTGATTTGTGATGAGTCCCATATGAGGACAAAAGAAGAGGTCATAACAGTTGTAGATTCTCTATACATGATGAAAGAAGATAAGAAAATCAGTGGTACCACAATAATCGAAATGACTGCCACTCCCACAACAATGGATAAGTACAGCTTGGTAAATTTACATGATGTGCATAATTACAAAAAAGAAAATATAATGGTCACAGTAAAAAACACAATTGAAGAATGTAATAAATTAAATTGTATACCCATTTTGATAAAATACAGCGGAAATCAATACATGGCACTCGATCAAGCAAAGTTAAGTGCAGGAAGAACTTTAATATTCTGCGATAGTAAGCCTCATTGTGAAGAAGTAAATAAACAACTTAAGAGCAAAGGATTTAACAGTAGAACGTTTGATGCTTCTATGAATGCAGCCATACAACTAGATGAAGCGGACATGACCAAGGATGAGTTTATATGCAGCACCGATGCTTTAGGACAAGGTATAACCATAAACAATCTCGGAAATGTAATAGACACCTGTACGGAATTCAAACCCAATGTAACTGTTAGTTTTAAAGATGGAAAATTATACTATGAAAGAACTCTCACCAGACGAGTAATTAACCGACTAACGGCAGAACAACGTAGGGGTAGATGTGGCAGAACTTGCGATGGTAAATACTTCGCGCCTTCTGGAATTGTTGTACCCGAATTCAACGAAAAATATCAATGTCATTGGATCGATGTTTGGTGGTTGTTCAAGAGTCGCATCCCCATGGAAATGGAAAGCACTATGCCCAGATTAATAAGTAATACCTACGGTGAAGAAGCTGTTAAAGGTGTGACTAATTTATCTGATTTAAATATTGTTAGATATTGGAACACTAAAACTATAGGACTTGATGACCATCAAATAACAAGATATGTCAATATGAAAGCAAAATGGGTTACAGAACACATTTTAGGAGCAGACGCCATAGCATGGTTTTTATCTGACAAAGCACCAATGGATGATTATAGTCCTGGCCCTGGCAAACTTTCTCTTTCTGGCCAACAAAATGAAGACGTCAACTACTACAAGAATATGGTTTATCAAACTTCTTATGAAAACATCATATTCTGGATGCCATGTAATCTGGAACAATACTTGAAAACACAAGAAGACAATAGTTTCGTATTGTCTTTTAATGACATTCGTACTGACAGAAGAATCGAAGAGTCACTAAAAGATTATGGAGGATCGGATTTAAATCTCTGTAGAACTTTAGCATCCTTAGACGGACAGCCCCATGCTATATCAACTCTAGCTTTAACCAATTTAGGCTTAGTGAGTGGAGCCGCTATATTAATAGGTAGTTATTTAAGTTTCAATAAATTATGTAGTAATACTAGGAATTATGTATATGTACATAAATCAATAGAAAATAGAAATATAGCCAAATCAGCCGTTAGAATAAACAAACGGAATAGTAGTGCTCTAGCACCTAGCTTATGGAACGTACTAGCACAGGACATAAAGGCAAATATTAAATGGTTATGGAATAAAATCAAGCAATTATTTAAGTCGTGTTGGCACTCAATAAAAAATATGTTCGGTTTGTCAGAGAAAGATAAAGAATTGATAGAAGACGAAAATCACGGTGCTCAACTATCTTTTATACAATGGTTGAATACAACAGCAGTGCCATGGATGACTACGAACATTACTGGAACGTGTATAACTCAAGGAGTTTTAGCCTTAGGACTCCCTGGAACTATTGGAATGGGAGTAGTACACAATTATTTAAGTGAAGTAATAGGTAACAGTTTGCCACTTGTTATTGTGACAGGTTTGACTGCTACTTTAATGTTTTTCACTGGAGCTCAGGTAACTTTATTACTTGGGTCATGCACTTTAGTATCTGGAATAATAACTGACATGTGTAGATCTGCTTTCCATCAGCCAAGTAAATTAGCTTTGGGAGCTATAACGAAGTATAATGCCAAATCGCCGCTTTTAGCAGTCGGCCTAGGACTTGGTGGAGTATTAGGTCACGGATTCCTTAGAATGAGTACTGAATTGGCAGCAACACCGGCCAATCAAACTTTAACTAGAAACACCCTACAATCGTTTCTCAGTAAGTTTGTAGCAGCAGAAAACTTATTAACACCAGTAAGCGACGACACAGCGAGTTTGGCTAAATTTTGTTATTTAGCTCTAATAAGTAGTGCTGAAAAAAGTTATATCGACGCTACTAATTTAACATCTGCTTTAGCTAACATGGTTACTTCAAACATGGCATCAAATGTCATGGGCATACTTACAGCATTAGTAGCTTATGGCGTTAGACAAACTGTCGTAAAATCACGACTAGAATTCTGTGCTGACAAAAAGAACGGTGTAAATGACAGAATCTGGGAACAATACATGGTCCAAGCTTTAAAGAATTTTGACCACACCGTTTTGTGCATCCTATCTGCAATATCTACTTTTACTAACCCACTCACCATAGTGACTGTATTACTGGCTTGGGCGTACTCACACCAAATGGGAGAAAATTTAACTCTACTAGACGCTTGGTACAAGTATTCTGGAGTTCCTGTAGTTTATTTCTTTATAGGTAAAATAATAGAAACACTAGGTAGAATTGCTAACCAGTTTGCTGCGAACCACTTAAATATGGGCTCTAATGAACATCATGGCGCTGCACTAGTTTTGAGTGTAATAGCGTCCCTTATGACTATAGTTTACACCGCTTTTGCTTGGATTGGTAAAGACGAATCTGAAGAAGAAGAACATAATTTGCACAGTCAACAGACACAACCTGTACAAAACACTATGACTCAAAAAATACTCGAATTCTTCAAAAGAGTATACGAATGCATTAAAAGTGGGCTTTATAGATTAGCCCAATATGTGAAATATTGTTATCATAGTATAGCCAATGGAATAAAAACATTCATAAGCCAAGAATTTTGGAGTGCTATAAATCCTTTTTCCAAAAAACAAACACCTGAATTTGTTTGGGACTATAAAAAAGGTATAGTCAATAAAAACTTTGTAAATAAAAAAGAAGGTTATATGTTTATATTAGATGAAGTAAATTGCCACACTTGTAATATATTAGTTAGAAGTTTAGTTAATAATTCTGGTAAGAATAATACCAGTATTAGTTTGAAACAAGGCTTGTTCGAAACTTTTAGAAAGGAATTTACTTACAGTGAAATTTTTGAAATGGAATGTCCTGCTAAACAAATTAAATACTTAAAATTAGAACCAAGATCCATCGCTGACGTGGTGGGTTTCTTCAGTTGTTGCGAACTTAGTAATGAAACAGTAACTATAAAAAATATGAATGCCACTGTTAGTTTAACTTGCAATTTCACCGAGAATGCTGTCACATATGCAGTAAGAATACAAAATAAGGTAGCCGTAGAGTTAACTTTAGATTTCATAATGGTATTTTATAAAGTAAAAGAAAGTCAGGATAAAACAAAAGTGGCTATAGTAGTTGACTCTTATTTAAATAAAAATTTATTGACGGAAGTACTGAAAATAGTTTGTACCTGGTCACACGATTATCTTAGTGATGCCTCGTCATTGAAGTCGTGTAATTTTGAAAAACAAATGGAACAAATTGACGACCCTAAATTGGTCGAATTTTTGTCTGGCATTAAAAACAATAGATCTATACTGGAAAAAATCACTACAGCAATAAAAAGCACAGCTGTTGCTGCTTGTACGGCAGTATTCACTAGCTCACAAATGCAGAGTATAAAGAAATCTATGCAAACCAATATGAGCGATAAATACATAATGGACAATAAGTTTTATAAGTCACTACCTGGTTTGCCCACCAACATAAGGTACAATGCTCCAATAGCAGCTGCCACGGCTTTAACTTCGGCTTTAAAAACTCATGGAAGATTAGCTTCTCATGGCCTGCCCAAAACACTGTACAATTACCCTATTGTTGGTGACGATGACATAGATAAAAAATTTCAAACCAAAATTCTTGATCCAAATTGCGAACACATTACTAACGCAGAGTTTAAATTGACCGATTATGAAACTTTCATGTTGGATTTAGGTTTTGATCCTAATTACGTTAAGACACATAGAGGTGGAGTCTGTTGCACAGTACCTTTTTACGATTTCTTGAATGTAATGGTTTGTGAAGACGCATATAGTTTAGATTCATTAACCTTATTCATGTCTGTTTTAGCTTATAGAATGCAAGTAAACGTTAAAATGATATACTTGGACCAGACGTATTACACCATATTAGGGGGTTATTGTACATGCAGTATTGTTTTAGACATTTCACATAATCGCAATAGATGTATCGTAGATTATCTAAATAAAAAACAAACGGACGACACCAAACTAGACAAATCGACTGCGCCGGCTTCGGAAGAAGAAGACGCGGAAGATGAATTTTTCGATGCTAAAACGGAATTAGGTGTTGGCGATCAAAAATACATAAGAAAAAACTGCTTTAATAATGTTAAACTTAGTCAACGGTTCTGCCCTGAACACAAAAATTTGAAACCCGTCATTCTAACACCACTAAAAATGGATGATAGAATTAAATATCAATCTCATCTTATAAAAGTTGTTCAAGACACTAAACAACATGATTACAATGACCTATTCTATATATATTGTGGTACTATAGCTGATGTAGAAAAGAAAAATTTTAATAATCCAGAAGTTAACTTAACTAATTTAATACTAAAAACGGAATTTAGATCCAACAAATTAGAACACATTGAATTAATAATCGCGTTTAAAGCTTTGATTTACACAAAAATAGAAAATAACCAATTTGAAAAATTATGGAAAGAATTCTTGGAAATGGCTAAAGTCATGTTTGTTTCTACTTTCTTAGACGGATTATCAAAAAATAAAGAAGCATATTTAAAACACAAAGAATTTAAAAATAAATTTAAAGGTTATAATTACACGTTGTTGAGTGGCTTGCAAAACGTATTCTTTGATACCGAATCAGATGCAAAGTTCATACCACAACACCAAGAACAACACGAATTACATAATAAATCGGTTAACGTCCCTTATGACTTACTAGGGGAATGTTTAGGAAACGCTTTAACGTATCTCAGAGAAGTTACTTGCAATAGTAGTCCTCAAGAAACAGAAGATCGAGAAATAAGTCAGTTGTTCAATTTAGCTCAAATAAGCAGTCAAACTTTTGATAAAGAAGACGTAGAACATTCCGAAGAAATTGAACAGTTCGAGGAATTAGAACCAGGACAAACCAGTTTCTTAATGGGATATGAAGAAGTTTCCGTTCATAACACGAATAAACAATTTGTACATTATACTGACAGTGCTTATCACAAAGAAATGCGTCTTCTTCAAGCCGCAGGATATTCTGACCCTAGCATGGAAGAAATGCAGTATGTCTTTAAAAGAGGTAATGCTACGGCCAAGGGTTTAGAAAAATTAGCTAAGTCCCAGAACCAGCCTTTAGAAAAATATAAGCACCACGGTAGAGTTTACATGCCTGCTAGAATGGAAATTCAAGATTTAGTTAGCAAAGGGTGCATAAAAATGCAATTTGTTTACGACGCCGATCCTAATTTCTTTAGAAATGTAAATATTGTATTAGACCCGTTTTGTGGAAACGGGGGTATGATACAAGCTTTATCTAAAATTTTAAAAAATAGGCATTCAATGGTAGTTTGCAGTACACTGTCGCAACCAGGGCATGCACAATTTGATTCAAGTATGATTTTAGAAAATAAAACTAAATTAAAAATTTGTTATTTGAAGCCTCAAATGGTCGCAAATAAAATAAATGATGTAAAGGATGCTAGAACTAGGTTAGATTTAACAGCAGCACTTTACGAAGTGAGTGTTTCACTAGAAAAGAAAACAGAGTCTGGCACCCATACAGCTACAAATTTGCTATTGGTGGATTGTGGAGAATACAATTTTGACAATCTCATTAAAAATTATGAATGGTGGAATAAGAAAACTTTTAACGAATACACTGGTCAATCCATCAACATGATCGACACCATTCAAAGGCTACAGCTCAATGTGGGATTGGGTGGTAATATGCTACTCAAATTTAACGGCGTATTCCACAATGATTTTACTGTAATGCACCAATTAACCAAATTCTTTAAACGCATTAAAATTATAAAATTACCTTCCACTCCTTTATATCATTCGGAATTTTATATTCTATGTGAATATTATGAAGGGCCCAACTATTATGAAAATGAAGCCAATTTTACCACTTTGTGCACCATATTAGAAGAGGCATCGAATCAAGATAAAGACACGGAATTAGTAAACACCTACAAAATGTTAGAAAATAATTTGTTGTCGAAATCTAACAACAACTACAAAACAAACGATAAAATTTATGCAATAGTAGTTAAAAATTTCATTGAAGTATGTAATATAAAAAATAGTAGTGAATTTTATAACATATTAGAAGTTAAAGCTTTGTTTTCAAACTTAGAGTTAGAAAATTATAATAAATATATACAAGTAGGCGACCATTCGTCTTTAATAAAATTATTAACTAATGTGTATTTAAATAAATGTAGTATTAGAAATAAAACAAAATACTTAATTGTACCATCCGTAGATTTAGTACAAGAATTGAATGCAAACTGTTTAGGTATTATCAAAGTTTCTAAAAATGTTAAATTTAATAAATCAATAGACGCAGATAATCCAGTCGTGAACGAATACAATATTATAGGAAAAATAAGTTCCGCTAACGCCTCTAGTTATGATTACATAACTATAGGTAAATCAACTGAATTCAATAGTTATTTTGAAAATGTAATAAAAAGAAAGTTATATTTCGATAAACAAGCTGTGGTAGTCGGAGATCATAAAGAACAAAATTTGAGTAGGTCTCTCAACGTGACTCGACTAATTAGAATGCATCAATATTCGCATTGTAAAGAGTGGATACAATTTACACAAACTTCTCGTAGTAAACCAGTAAGTTACAAGTTCGTTCCTTGGACATTCGATCCAAGTTTGAGTAAATCTATAGTGAATCAATATGAACTTTTAAACAACAAAAAGTACCCTACATCAACAACTATAGATATGACTCCGTATGGAGGTCCTAAATGGACTTGGAATTGCAACTGGGAAAAACGTCTTAAATTAATAGAACAAGATGCAGCAAATGAATTAAGGGTTAAAACTAAAGACGGCAAAATCAAACCAGCTCGCCGTATAGCCCGTGGAGTAGTGTCAGGAGACTACGAAAACGTACATAGTGTTGGGAAGTTTTTGAGAATGGAAGACCCTGGCTTAGACAAAGAAAAAACCACGTACAACGGTTTAATTTGTGAGTACACTAAAGAACTAGGTATTAACAAAAACACTAACACTTACGGACACACGCAAACTTCCCAAGACTTCTGGAAGAAAACACTAAAACGTAGGCTTGACACTAGCGATTTAGAAAGTAGCGCCAAAGCTTGTGCACAATTGTATACAACATTAAAACTCATGATATCTGAGCACGGAAAGAGTTTGAAAGGAAAACTCAAATTCTTCAACAAAGAGGAAGTAGAAAAAATGGTTGTATACAATGCTTCCGTTAGCCCCCTAGATCCTTATTCCAACATGAAAGATTACATGGATTCCAATGAAGATTGGTATGAAAAGGCTTGGGAATTGAGGATACTCAAATGGGCTAAAGACGAAGACACTGGCGCACACGTAATGGCGCGTATAAAAAGACAGGCTGCACAAAAGAAAAATGTTATAGATGGCATGCTACAAGAAGACATGGGTCCACTAGAAGACCATAATAGCTTAGTTTCTAGATTTATAACTTTCTTTGACGTAATTACTAGAATAGCACATATTATTATACTGGGTGCTTACATCCAGGCAGATAATAAATCAAAATTATTTAAAAATCAGTTAGGAGGATTACCTCCCTACAGAGTAGGAAATGTATTGGCTTCTATTTGGCACATTTTAGACCAGGGAGTAGTTACCCCTGAAATTAAACAAAATTTAGATTCAATACAAAAAACATTATTTTTTGAGGATTTAGCAACAGGCAATGTAGCTTATGACAGCGAGTTGAATGTTAAAGTTATAGTTAAAGACCGAAAAAAATTCAACGAATGGATTAACTATTATAAAGACAACGGTGGAGTATCAGCGGTTTGTACTGACATCTCAAACTGTGATGGTACCACTTCTGCACAGGCCATGATGGTCAATGCCATGATGGATAGTTATTTCTATGAACCCGAACAAAGAATTAAGATCCGTGGTAAACTTTATGTCGTAAAAACAGATCAAGTGTTCTGTGCCGCAAATAAAGAGATATCAATCAAAGTAATGATAGATTCTAAAGGTGAAGTCACTCAACACCATGGTAAATTACCTTCTGGAAATATCAAAACTACAACCATGAATTCTGGTAATGTGGAATGTGAAAGCACTAACGTAACAGCCACTATCATAGGAAAATCTGTCGAAGAAATAACAAAGACTATAGCTGTTTTGATAGTTGACAATAAAACTTTCGAAATAACTGCCAGACCAGCTATAACTTTGGGGGATGATAGAGGTGCTTTCTTGCCATTAAAAGAAGCATTAGCATTTACGCAACGACAAGAGGAAGAATTCATAAAGTTTAATAGAACTGTTCGTTGTGGTCAAATGGCTGGAGCTGTTGTAGCCAGAAAATTTACCGACTTTACTTGGTGCTCCTACAGATACAAACCTGTAGTAATTTGCAAGAATGCAGACGAAAAGTTTACCAAACACGTTGATAGAGATATTTACCATCTTAAATGGCTCATTAAACGACATAATGATAATTTATTTTTCGATTGTGCAGAAGATGAGGACACGCTCGCTGAATTAAACTACAGAAACAACAACATTAGAAGCCAATATATAATACCTACTTCTATGTACAAACCAGTAGTTTTAAGTGACACTAGTATTACTTTCGATAAAACATTAACTGTAGATCATCACAATAGGGACACTTTAGACTATAACATTGGCACTAGTAGTGACACTGTAGATAGTAACTTCTTCGTTTCCGGTGGAAACGACAATAAAACAAAAAATATTCCCATTTATGACAACATAAAAGGTGAATTTAAAAATAAAAGTAATAAATTTTTAAATTTGAGACACTTTAGGAAAGTCCCTTATGGTAGTTTAATAATTTATGCACCACCAGGTTTTGGAAAGACCACTTGGTTAGACAGCACGAATTTTAAAAATTGCATTTTTGACACTGACGCTGCCATAGATTCCCTTTCAGCCACTGATAAACAGTGGCTCGAATCGAATACTCAGGGTAAAGTACCTGTTAGCAGTAGGTCCATAATTTTAACTAATAGACCGGACATAGTTTTAAATAATTTACATTGTGAGATAGTTTGCTTGCTACCAAACTACGAAAACTATTGTCTTCGGGTTGCTTCAAAGTGTGCCAATTTTGATCCTTGTTGGTATCAAGGAATACAAGATATGCATAATGTGTTACAAGATAACATTAAAGCAACAATTTTGAAATCTAAAGAATTTGTTTTTCTAAGTGATTACCTTAAGGTACATCACAAAATAAATCATAAAGACAACTCTAAAGCCAAACTACATTTTTGGACTTATAGAGAAACATCAAACATTTTAGGAAAATTGTCTTTGACTTTAAAGGCGATCACTCAGAAAGTAACCTTTAATAATGATGCGGCTTTAGAATTAACTAGGTCACGATTAATTTCTTACTTAATAATGTATGCGCCCGATAGAACTGTCCTGTCAATGTGTTTATCTTTATTATACTTAATAGGCGATGGATCTGTTAATTTATCCGAATTACAGCGTAGAGGATACGTGCCGAAGGATAACATTTCAGGGTTTAACAACCTACTAAGCGTGACTGGCGTGTCTAGTTTCGCAGACATGACGCGTTGGGATTATAAAACTGACATCGCTAATCTCAAAATAATGCGTCATAATGCTAGATTAGATATGGGAAAAGTTCCTTTAACTCCAACTAACATATCCGGAGTGATGGACAAGTGTTACCATGTCACAGCTAAATTATACAAAGAAAAATGCATAGAGAAAGGTGTGAGAAACACTTACACTTTCGAATACATACTGAACTCTTATCCTAAGTTGTATAATTATTTTAGAAAAAAGAATGCAGATCATTTCGACCTGCCCCCGTTAACACATTCGGAACCTAACGAAGTGTTAGCAGTTATAAACGTGGTACCCTTAAGGGAAACACGTAATAAAAATCAAAAATTATTAAATTTCATAAAAAATAGAAATAATAATAGTTTAAATTTAGAACTGGATAATAGTGTCACTTATAAAAAGAAAATAGTTCAATTCTTAACACAATTTAAAGATAAATACGAATTGCCCGATTTTACTGTGAGGTTTGCTTCAGAATTTTTAAATCAACAAATGTACGACCATTTTGTCTTAAAATATAGAAAAAATGTAAATTTCAAAGATAATTTTTCGGAAGACAAAATGTTTGCGTACAAGAATATTCTGTACCATGCCTCACACGCGATGCAAGGCAAAGTAATAATAATATCAGATGTGCACTACTATTCCGGAGCGCTGTGTAATACGTTTCAGGATACTAACGCACTAACATTAAGTAGAAGTTCTAGTAACAACTTCTACACCTTCGAGGAATTAGAGGCGTATCTAATTCCTAAATTAACTTAACCTATTTTTAAGTTAATTGTAAATAGTTGTAAATATGTAAATAGTTAAGGCTAATGTAACTATTCACCACTAGTGTGAGTAGTCACGTTATATTTTAATGTAAATAAATACATTAAGTTAAGTTTAAGTATGTAAATAATAATTATTTGCTATCACCAGTAAATAATTTACCCACCATTGTTGGAATGTAACTTATCTACTTATAGTTGCATCCAACATTATCAACGATGAAAAGACAAGAAAAACGGACACTTCACCGTTTTTATTGTATTAAACCCATTAACCCCTAATATAATAATAAATAATAATTTGTAAATATATGACATTTAAGCATTTTAGGTTTCGAAATGCTTAAATTAACCAATGAAACCAATATAATAAAATAAAGAACCTTTTAAGGTTATAAAGGCAATAAGCCATCACAAAGATCTATAAGATCTAGTGGTTGAGTCTCATAAACATAGAGACAAGATTGAAGTTTACGAACTTCAACATCGACGAAACACATTTTCCGATGACCACGAATTTTGTAGATTGCTTATTTTGAGTTCGAAGAGTGCTCTAGTCCCTTTTTTTTAGAAGACCACTTCTATCAAAAGTGACCAAGTTCGTGCTAACAGACTTGAACGTAACGCTTGAGAACGCCCA